ACACTGAACGACCAGGAAATGAAGAATTCAACGATTGTGTTTCAATGGTTGCTTATGGTGATGATAATCTTCTGAATATCTCATCACGAGTTTCATCTTGGTTCAATCAGGAATCAATGACTCGAGCTTTTGCAACGTTTGGCATGATCTACACGGATGAAGAAAAGACTGGAACAATGACAGGTTTCAAACCACTCGACAAATGTTATTTCTTAAAACGTGGTTTTGCTTTCGACGCTGACAATCGCATATGGATGGCTCCCCTCAAGATTCCATCAATCCTTGAATGCTTCAATTGGGTTCATGGTACCACATGGGAAGAACAGGTGATTGAACAAAATGCGCGAGCGGCTTTTGCGGAACTGGCATTGCATGATGAGGAAACATTCGACAATTATGTCCAGAGAATCAAAATGGTTTGTGGTGACGAATACGAACTCACACTCGTAAATCAAGACTATCATGATTATCGTCTAATGGTTCGTGACAACACACTTCTGACAAATCTGCCGGAACTCAACTGGGTATAAGCAAACCCCCGCCCGAAGGCATTAAACTACAGGTCAAATGAATCAATAGACCGTCCATTGAGTTGGGAAATAGAGTGCCTATTTAGGAAACCACACTCAAGAGCAATCCTCTAAACAAGGTTGATTCAATCCTACAAGCTATAGGCTGAGCGACATAGGATGTAAATAAAGCCTGCAAACACAAACACAAACACACACACAAACACAAACACACACTCACAAATTAATGACGCTGTCAATGAAGATGCATTTGTTGGATCTATTCTTGAAATAAATCAGGACGTCACTGGATTCACTGAATTTGGTACAACTGAAAGAAATATTTCAAATCAAGATTCCTTCAGCACTCCATTTGCTCCATCAATGCCCGATTCTGATATGAAACACATTACTGACATTTTGGCTCGATATCATCGATTTGGTGCTTATAAGCAAGAGACTCACTACATCAAGCCTCTTGCCGATATCATCAATTCGATGCCAACTCTTGACAAATTGCGTGGTTTCATGGGTTTCACAGGCACTTTCAATATCAAACTCACCTGGAACACAGATCCAACTATGTTGGGCATGTTTCTTGTGGCTTACACACCACCTGGTGTTGGAATTGCTACCGGTTCAGGCATTAAGGGTAAACAAACATTCTATTCTGGTTGCCCACACGTCATTATCAATATTGCAGAAACTACAAGCGCAACTTTGAGTATTCCCTACGTTGGTGAAGCAAACATCATCCCAATGTATCCAACTAAAGTTCCTTTGGATCCCTCCGATCGTCCTTTTCTTGGAAATATTCATATTATTCCCATTGTTGCGCTAGCTTCTGCTATATCACCCAATGCTATCAACATGTCTTTATTTATCAATGTTGAGAATCTCAAGACATATGCTGTTCAACCACGAGTTGCACATGTGCAAGCATCAGCAGCCCTAGCTGGTATTGTTGAAGCCGCCAAGAAGAGTAAAATTGTTTCAAACAGTTTTGGTTCTATATCAAAATATTTGAATGCAAACAATGACAAATCTTTTATTGGAGGTCTTTCACGTGCTGGTGGCTGGGCTTTTGGTGCTGCTTCCAAAATTTCGGATTTACTTGGTTGGTCAAAGCCGCTGGATGTCACAAATCTAGTTGGTGTTGTTCAATTGCCCTATAGGGATTTGTATACTTGTGATACAACCTTTGTAGGTGCTAAGACAACGCAAAATTATGACCAGGGTATCTCCGATTTGGATTTGAGCGGAAGATCAGTGGATGAAATGGCAATTGCTGCTCTGTTGGACAGACCGAACTTAATACCAAATGTTCAAGACGTCCAAGATACAGAAGGAGTTGGCCATATTGCTCTATCTAAATCTTTCCCGGAAGGCACACTTATTGGTTCGATCCCCATCAACTCATCAGCATATTTTGATTTAACGACTGATAGCACACATCACTACACAACAAACACACAGATGTCATATGTCGCCAAACTTTTCGAATTTTGGAGAGGAGCAATCCGCATTTTCATTCGACCTGTGTGTACAAAATTCCACTCAGCCCGTCTCCGTGTCGTGTTCATTCCTGGAGAGAAAATCCTGGATTCAGAACAGATTATTGACACCATGCAGTATACTTATGCTCATGTTGTTGATATTCGTGATGCCAACACGTATGATATCGAAATTCCTTTCGTACATCAATACCCCTGGGCACGCACAGACAACTCGATTGGACATCTCTATTTCTTTGTAGAAAATCCCCTTATTGCACCGGAAAATGTAAGCAGTACCATCTACTTCCCACTTTTCGTTGCTGCTGGTTCGGATTTTGAGTTTGCAGTCCCATGTATAAAACATGTTGGTACTCCATCTCCAAACCTCCAGTTGGCACACGTTGAGAGCTCAAGTGAATTGGCAAATATTGTTAACATTGCTCCGAATACATCATCTGACTCCGTCACGGCCCATTCAATGGCTATTGGTGACCCAGTAAGATCATTGCGTTCAGTT